GATACCTCGGTAGATGCCAACTCAAATGGGAGTTGTCTGATGGGTTCGATGTCCTTAATGTTCGGTACGTTTGTGAAACCAAACAAACTAGCCACCTTACCAACTGTGCCCGCAACACCAGCTGTGGCCTTAGCATACGGTCCTATGATGGGGACCTTTGCAAGGCTGTTAGCGGCATTAGCAACAGCGGAAGCAGGACCGCTAATCTGTCCATTTCCGGAATACTCAATGCTAGACTGGCCAACAGGTTGATTGGTAGGACCCGCCAACTCTGTGTTCTCCAACCACGCAAAGGTCTGGATATCCACGGAAGAGCCAGTGACTCCATTAGCACTTTTAAGACCGACGTACACCGTCAAATCTACCTTGCCCATAGTCTGGTAATTCGCCAATGTCGTCTCCATCATTGGGTATGGGTACAGAAAAGGGCAGACCATAGTTGCTGTCGATGTGTTCTGTGGGTTGAGCCAAACATGTGGCTTTTGTGACTGTTGAACCAACATTAGGTTCGTAGACGTACTCACCGTATCTGTGCGAACGCCAGACAGAGGAGTGTAGGCAGCTATGATGCCACCATAGTAAAACGGAGAACCGTTTACTGTAAACTTGAGATGGAGATTACCTCGGATAAGACCGAAACCTCCAGTTTTCTCTTTCATTGATGGATCAGCTAAATACGCCGACCATGGTTGGATAGTGCGTTGGATACCTGTACCCATCGCTTCAGTCCACGTAAACGTGTCGACTAGACGAGGTCGAGAGAAGTACTCGCCTAGACCCTGTGGCATAGCCATCGTGGATGCTGCTCTATTGGGATTAGAGCCTAAATCTACGTGAACAGAGATTGGCTCATCCTTGAACGCGTACGTTTGTTGCATGGTAGTGACACTTCCTTCCGTATCGGGACGGACATCGGCTTGTGCTACGATGCGATTCTTCCAAGCTTTCCGCTTCTGAGAACGTAATTGCTTAGTGTAAACTTTGTTGATGGCTGACTCGATAGCAGCAGGCGCCATTTGCCTAACAGCTGCTTCGATATGTTGTGGGTTAGTGTTAACTTGTTTGCTGAGATGTGTATCTTCAACGTCACGGTTCTTCTCAACACGGCGACGCCTAGCAGGCTTTTTGGGAGACAACCTAATCCCTGTCCACTCGGACTCTTCGGAGGAACGCTCCATGGTGGTCGAGCCCCAGCAGTCCATTCTCCACGATGTCTGTGCTTGCGGTGCAGACTCGTAGCAGTCACTACTACTGAGGGTTGGTGTGGCTTCAGCCTGAAGCTCGGGTTTCACCAACAAAACCCTATGTTTTGGTGATGCAAAGAGAAATCTCTCATACATCTGATTCCACGTAGGAGCTGGAAATTGCTCCATACGAGCCTCTAGTTCTAACGACTTGGGAGCATCGTCAATCAACTGGGACAATGAGTGGTAAAACTCGTGTCCATGAAAGAACGCCTCCGATTTCGCTGAACAAATTGCCATCGCCAGCTGCTCTTCCTCCGAGACATCCTTTGATGGATTTGTGTAGATCAACATCTTGTAGATGGACTCCTTATCCAAGGGAGCCACCTTCATTCCGGGGAACAACTCGTGATCGGCAAAACGCCGCTTGAGGAATCCGACTTCCTCATACGAGATGTATGGCACACTTTCGGACAGCTTGTCAGCCATTGTGTACACAATCCCAATGGAACCAAAG